ATGCATGCTCTTGAAGGAATGCTTGCGGTTGACGCCGATAACAAGTTTGTGCACCGCTCAAGCCTTGTGTCGGTTGCCCGTCAAAATGGCAAGACCACAATTATTCAAGCGGTCATTCTATTTTGGTTAGTTGAGATGCCAAAGATACGTGGCGGCAAACAAACCGTGGTATCTGGCGCGCACCGATTGGATTTGGCTTGCTTGTTGTTTGATGATCTAGCACCAATTCTTGAGGAGTACTACGGCGCAAAGATTGTCAAGTCTTACGGCCGTTATCAGGCCACGATGCCAGACGGCAGCAAGTGGTGGGTCAAAGCATTAAAGCCAAACCAAGGTCACGGTATGTCAATTGATTTGGTCGTGGTGGACGAGCTGTTTGACGTCAACCCCGACTCGGTTGAAGGCGGTCTCCTGCCGGCACAGCGCGCTCGTAAAAATGCTTTGGCACTTTTCTTCAGCACAGCTGGCACCGAGGAATCCGTGTTATTCCAGCGCTGGAGAGAGGCAGGCATTCGAGCAATTGACAAAGGTGAGCCGTCCACGATGTATATGGCGGAATGGTCTCCTGACCCAAGCCTTGACCCTTTGCATCCTGCGTCATGGGCGTGGGGTAATCCCGCGCTTGGTTACACGTTGGACATGGACACAATTAGGCAAGAGTCAACTAACCCTGATCGGGCATCGTTCTTGCGCGCATCCCTAAACCTTTGGGTAAGTGTTGTGCGCGGTTGGATTGAGCCTGGGCGTTGGCCGTCATTGGAATACCACGGTGAAATACCGAGCGGTGGGGTCGTGGCAATTGAATCGTCGCTGGACGACTCCAGATACAGCGCGACCAGATGCGTCAACCTGTCAGACGGTCGAGTGCTTGTCACCGTTGCATTCATCGCCGAATCAATCACAGAGCTGTGGGAAAACGTGCAAGAACTCGCCAAAGATTCCACAATCAGGTTTGCCTTATCGCCAACCGTGGACGCAACGTGCCCGCCGAACATTGAGCGCCGCAGGGTTGTGGTCGGTTACGCCGAATTAGGACGGTTTACACCGCTAGCCAAAAACATGATTGCCGAAGCACGGCTGTTACACACAGGCGAAAAACTACTTGCCGAACATGTCCAGCGCGCCGTTGCTGTTCGCACCGACAACACAATCGTGCTATCAAGCAAGCGATCACCTGGCCCGATTGAGTTAGCGCGCACAATGGTCTGGGGTATTGGCATGTGTGCCCGTCCAGTCACCTCTGGTAAACCCATGCTTGTCGCGGTAAATAACTAAGATAAACGCGGCGACCGCGCACCTTGCCTTTTGTCGGAATCGGATAAGTCATGCGCGGTTGCCACTTATATGACAAAGTAGGAACATGGCGATCTTTAACAAAACCCGTAAAGCAGCGATAAGCCCAGCGCCTAGCGTGGCAGCTGCGGTCGCTGGCGGTTACACAAGTAACGCGCAAGGCGTAAGCATGATCGGCCAGTACTACAGTTACCAAGAAGGCGAAGCGCGCAATCGCGCAATCAGCGTTCCAACAATTAACCGCGCTCGAGATTTGATGGCGTCGGTAATTGGCTCAATGCCGTTGCGCTCATACAACGAGTTTTGGAACGGCGAAGAAATGGAAAGCATTTACATTGCTCCACGTTCATGGTTGCGCCGACCAGACCCAACCGTGCCATACCAGTTCATCATGTCTTGGACGCTTGATGACCTAATGATGTTCGGACGCGCGTTTTGGTACATCACATCACGCACCGCTGACGGCTACCCTGCCACGTTCACTCGACTGCCTGCCGGCTCAATTACCACAACCGACATGGTTGGCCCTGTGTGGTTCGCACCGTCTAAAGAGGTTTACTTCAACGGCGGAATGCTAGACCCAACAAACCTTGTGCAATTCCTATCGCCTGCGCAAGGCATGATTTACTCCGCACCAGGCGCAATTGAAACCGCGCTAAAACTTGAAGCAGCGCGCAATCGCAACGCATCGTCAAGCATTCCAGCAGGCGTCCTGAAACAGACTGGTGGCGAACCACTTAGCGCGCAAGAACTTGCTGATTTGGCTAGCGCGTTTAACGCCGCTCGAGCAACCAACCAGACTGCAGCGCTTAACGAGTATTTGACATACACGGAAACAAACAGCACACCAGACAAGATGCTTTTAATTGAGGCGTCGCAATATCAAGCCCTTGAAATGTCGCGTCTAGCAAACGTGCCACCGTATTTGGTGGGCGTTGCTACAGGCGCATACTCGTATCAGTCAAGCCAACAAGCACGCGCCGATCTCTACTTATTTGGCGTCAAGTTGTATGCCGATGCAATTGCTAGCGCGCTGTCAATGGACAACGTCCTACCGCGCGGAACTTACGTTGAGTTTGACGCAGATGAATACCTAGAAGAAAACTTTATGGCCGACCGCGCAGACGATGAAGTAATCGTTAGAGAAAACACACAAGAGGAGTTATCACAATGATCAAGTTAATTGCAGGAGATTTTACGCTTGACGCCGCTAAAGGCGACGCACCACGACGCACCATCAGCGGAGTAGCAGTTCCCTACAACGTGCCGGCAACAGTCTCGGACGGCACAGCTGTAATCTTCCGCCCAGGCTCATTGCCAGTCGAAGGCAAAGCCCCACGCCTGTTTATGTACCACGACGCCTCCATGCCAGTAGGGGTAGTTACCGAGCGCGCAGAAACCGAAGAAGGGATGATGTTCAGCGCAAAGATCAGCGCCACCAGCCTTGGCAACGATGCCCTGGTTATGGCCATTGACGGCACCATTGACCAAGTTTCCGTTGGCGTAAATCCAACCAAGTTCTCGTATGACGAAGAGGGCACAATGATCATTGAGTCAGCCGACTGGATGGAATTGTCGCTAGTTCCGATCGGCGCTTTCGGCGATGCCGCAAACATCACCAAAGTCGCAGCGAGTATCCACCAAGAGCCCGAAGAAGTAGTGTTAAATGAAGAAGTAACCCCAGTAGAGGAGAAACCAGAAATGTCCGAAGTAAACGAAACCGCAGTCGAGGCAACCATCCCTACTGCACCAATTTTTGCACAAGCAAAGCGCAAGTTTGATTTGCCAACACCAGGCGAATACCTTGCAGCGATGCACATCGGCGGAGAAACTTTCCGCAACGTAGCAGCAGCCGCACGCGAGTTTGCAATCTCAAAGCAGTCAGCACTTCAAGCAGCTGCAGGCGATGTACTTACCACGGACACACCTGGTCTTTTGCCAGTACCAGTCCTTGGGCCAGTATTTGATGACTTGAACTACATCCGTCCAGTAGTCACCGCAGTTGGCGCTCGCGCAATGCCAGACGGTGGACAATCAAAGACATGGATTCGCCCAACTTGGACGACCCACACCTCGGTAGGTTCACAATCAGAACTTGGTTCAGCATCAGCAACCACGCCAGTAATCGCATCAAATGTTGTTACCAAGACCACGCTTGCCGGTCAAGTTACTTTGTCAGTACAAGACATCGACTTCACTTCACCTGCAGCAATGGAAATCATTTTGCGAGACCTCGCAGGCCAGTACATGTTGCAATCAGACGCAGTCGCATGTAACGCAATCCTCGCAGGCGACACCGCATCAGGTTCAACCTGGACAGTTACAGCTGACAACCCAACATCGTTGATCGCAGCATTGTACGACGCAGCAACCGACATCCTCACCGCAACCAACTTCCTGCCTGACCACATTTTCGTCAGTCCAGACGTATGGAAAAAAATGGGAAGTCAGTTGGACGGAGACAAGCGACCAATTTTCCCATACACCGGCGCAGCAGGACTCATGGGCATCAACGGACTCGGCACAGGCGGCGTAACACAAATGAACACGTTCAACCCATTGGGTTTGAACTTGGTCGTTGACCGCGCATTTGCCGACAACACGATGGTTGTAGCACGTGGATCTGCAATAGAATTCTATGAGCAAGTTCGTGGAATCATGTCGGTAGAAGTACCTGCAACCTTGGGTCGCACATTCTCCTACTACGGCTACGTCTCAACCTTTATCGCAGACGGCGATCAGGTTAAGTCAATCGCAATCGCCTAGTCGAGAGCGGAGCATCCGCTCATGGCAACATACACAGTTACCAACAAGTATCTAATTGATGACTTCGCCGTACTGCAACTCCTGACCCCCAGCGAGATTGCAGTCGGCCAGTCAATTACGGTCGCAGGCGTTGACGCAACATTTAACGGCACCTACTCTGTGCGCGCATTGCCACAGTATTTGTTTATTGGCGTTGATACTGAAGGCGATCTGCTTTACGACTATCAAATGCCAGTTGCAGATCAGGTTCTTTACGCTAAGACCGCTACCAATGTTGAGCGCACCGCCGCGTCTGGCACCGTCTCGTATGACCCTGTTTGCACGTGGGTGACAGCTGCGCAAGTTGCAACATACTTGGGCATCAACATTCCTAACCCATCAGACGACTACACGTTGCTCACGCAATCGGTGTCGGCTGGCAATCAGTTTGCATATCGCAGGCGTCAAGAGTCGGGCTACATAGACTCCCTAACGACCTCACCAGGCGGTGACGCCACATTGGGCACTTTGATGTATTGCGCGGCTCTGTGGCGCTCTAGGGGCTCAATAGAGGCAACGTACGCCACGTTTGACGGCATGGGTTCAGCACCACAGCAAAGCCTGACTCCGATCGTCAAGCAGCTGCTTGGCATCCCTCGTCCAGCGGTTGCCTAATGTCGTACACCGACCTGTTTAACGAAGCGATTGATGATGTCACCGCAACGCTGACCGCGGTATCTGGTTTGCGTGTTGTAAACGACCCAACAAAACTTGTGCCAAATTGCGTGTACTTGGATGCACCAAACTTCACAACAATTGCTGGCAACGGCAACGTGGTGCGCCTCGAGTTCCCTGTCAAAGTAATCGGCTCGGGCCCAGCAGGTCTGCCGGTACTGCGTCAGATTCTTGGCATTGTTGCAACCGTGCTTGGCTCAAAGATCATCGTGATGGGTGGCCGTCCGTCAAGCCTTGAGATCGGTGGCGCGTTGTATCCGTGCTATGACCTTGATTGCGCTATCCAAGCCCAGACTTCGTAATCCACAACTAAGCAACACAAATCATCTACTATCAGAACATAACCTAAGGAGCATTTATGGCCAGTAGCACTTACCTCTCGAACCCAGTCCTCACAATTAACAGCGTTGAT